CGCAGGAACAAAAAAGCCTGCAGCCACTGACAAAAAGCGAAGAGCAGTTGCTCGAAGTTCTAAGAGATCCGGCGCACGCCGCTCTTAGTGTGGACGATCTGATCAAGATTGCAAATATCTCCAGAGCAACCTACTATAACGCTTTCCGAGACTCGAACTTTATAGCTCATCTCGAAAGTGAAATGGCCGCCTATCGCTCAGCAAACGACTTTTCTGTGATGCATAATCTGGCTCAGCATGCTAAGACTGGAAACAGTGACCGCATGATCTCCATGTACCAGAGGTTGCAGGGCCGCCTAAAAGAAGGTGGAGACAAGCCTGCTCAGATCATCCTCATCTTTGGGGATGGCAATATCGAGCGTCCGAAGTTTGATCTGCTCTCTAACAAGATCATCGAAGGAGAAGTCATAAAGGATACGAAGTAAATGCGGCTGAAGATCGACTACATCCCCGTTCCTTCTGGTCGCAAGTTTCACGCTTCTCCTGCTCGCGTGAAACTTGCGGTTGGCGGGAAACGGTCAAGCAAAACCTTAACGATGCTCGAAGAGGCATTAATGCTCAGCTTCGAGTATCCGGGCAATGTTGGTCTTCTTGCACGTGAGACATACGGAGAAGCGCAGGAGGCTCTAATAGATCCTATGCTGAAGATTGTTCCCAATGAGGTTATTGAGTACACTCCGACGATTGCGCGTAAGGCTCTGAAGTTTACCAATGGAAGTGTGATCTACTTTCGTGGATTGGATGAGCATCGCAAGAGCAAAGGTCTTACGCTGGGGTTTGTTGGGATTGATGAGGTTGATGCAGTCACCGAGGAAGATCTGATTCAGCTTGATGGGCAGATCAGCTTGTTTGGTGCTCGTCCTGTTTTGATGGCAACTTGCAATCCTGTTGAGCGGAGCCATTGGGTGTATCGCCGGTGGGTCACAGATCAGTTGCCGGGATACGAATACTTTCGATTTCCTACGAGGGACAATGCTTCACATCTTCCGGCAGGGTATATCGAGCACATGCTTGGAACCATGCCTGAGTCGTGGGTGAAGAGATACTTGGAAGGCGAGTGGGGGTCCATCACTCTTGGTGATCGAGTCTATGAAGAATTTAGCGAGAAGCTTCACATCTATCCGGCGCTTGTCACAAATGTTAGTATGCCTGTGCGTCGGACTTGGGATTTTGGCGCTCATGCGGCTGTTACTTTTTCTCAACTACGTGACAAAATGGGGATGGATTATCTTGGTGAAGTGTTCCGCAGAAAACTTACGGCGCAGCAATTTGCTCAAGTAGTCGGCAAGATCAGCAAAGAGTATTTCCCCGGCGCAGTGTTCGCAGATCGCGGAGACATTGCTGGCTTGCACAACGAAACAACGAGTGGCATGTCTGCGATTGATGTGGTCAACAAAGAGCTGGGAATTTCTATCAACTACTCGAAGATCCCTCTGGCGGACTCCATCGAGTTGGTTCGCACGAAGCTGTCGCAGATCATTAGTGGCATAACAGCGCTACGATTTCATCCTAGAATGCGTTTAACCATTGAAGCACTGAATGGTGGATACGTTTGGCAGAAGAACCGAGATGGTACGGTACAGAAAGGCATTCCCGCTGCTGATGATACCTTTGAACATTTGATGGACACAATGCGGTACGATGTGTGGGATGCATTTGCTTATGACCGCAACCGAAGAGATGCTGAAGATGGTAACACCATTGAGCCGGTTGAGTCCGTTTGGGATGGGGTAAGCTGGTAAGGAATAATTATGACCGAAGAGCTGCTTGCATATTTGAAAGCTGAGTTTAAGCGCTATGATGCAGATCACCAGAAGAGGGTGCTGGGTTATACGAAGTCGTACAAGCAATTTCGGGGTCTGGTTGATGCCAGCAAATCCACCACGAAGTCGCGCCTGTTCATTCAGCGGACCAAGGTGGCGTGTATTGCTGGTGTGGCGAATGTTGCTGACATCTTGTTTCCATCGGATGACTTCTTTGATGTGCTGGGCCGAAACGATCCTGACACCGCCAAGGCTGAGACAACGAAGAAGTATCTGCGCTGGGCGCTGAAGAATGGCCGATTTTTCAGGGAGTCGGTGCTGTATATTCTTCAGGCCGCAGTGTATGGTGTTGCTTTTGGCAAAGTGGTTCCCTACTCTGTAACAGAGTTGGAAACGCGCAAGGTGCAGCAGTTTCTTGGTGGTGGCGCTATTCCCGGCGCTCCGATGGTTGGATATGATACCAACTATACTAAGAAGACAGTGCGGCTGGCCAAGCTTGAGAGCATTGATGTGTTTGATGTATGGACCGATCCTTCTGGTACGGGTGTGGACCGGGACAAGTCTGCTGGTTTGTTTCATCGGGTGCGTCGTACAATTGGATACCTGAAAGCTCGTGAGGCTGATGGTATCTACAAAAATACCGTTGACATAGAGGAGCTTCTTCGCAAGCGCAAGACTGGCAAGAGCCGATTCGAGAAGGACGAGCGAAGATCCGCTATGGGTCTTCCAGAGGTGCAGCTTGATCCTGAAGAGATCATACTGTTCGAGTTTTCTGGCCGTATTCCGGCAGCTATTGCAAAGACCTACAAGGGTCTGGAAGTTCCTGATGGGGAGTTCGAGACAGAGATCATTGCAACGGTGGATGAAGATTTTACCATCTGCTTGCGTGCTGAGCGCAATCACATGCCTAACCAGATGCGAATGTGGGTCAGCGATGTGTGGGAGCCGACAACCGAGAAGTCGGTGAATGGTCGCGGCATTCCAGAGAATGTGCGAGGATCTCAGCAGGCATTGAATGTCACTGTCAATCTGCGCTTGGACAACAAGGCGTGGGCTATTGCCGCTCCATTGGTGGTGAACCTCGACAAGCTGGAGTCTCCTGCGACCGATCTGGTTGCGCGAGTCAATTGGGTTATTCGTGGACGAGGTGCTGCACCATCAGATATTGCTCAATTCACTTCCATACCGGATGTGACCAGCGGATCTACACAGGAAGCTCAGGAGTTTGAGCGCCATATAGATGAAGAGTCTGGCATGAACAAAGCTGTGCAGGCTACTCAATCTACCGGAAGCAACCGGACGTTTGGTGGTATCTCTTTGGCGTACTCGGCAGCAGCAAGGCCGGTGAGGTTGGTAGCAAAAGGATTTGAGGACAATCTCATCTCTCAGGGACTCAAGAAGATCTTTGCTGTTCTTGTTGAGTATTTGGATGATGATGTTGCAGTGAGGGTGACTGATGATCCGCGTTCCCCGGAGTATCTCCGGTGCAGTCCTATGGATCTGGCTCTTGATGTGGACTTTGTTGCTTCTGGTTCCTTTGCCTTGGCTCAGCGAGATCAGATAGTGCAGGCAATGGGATCGTTCTTCGATTCCCTGAGCAAGCTGCCTCAGTTGACACAACTGCCAAACTGGAACTGGAAGTACATGGTGCAGAAGCTTTATGAGGCAATGGGCCTTACGGACTTCAATAAGGTGTGGACTGACAATCCCGCAATGCCTGCGGGTGTTCCGGGTGCGTCACCTGCTGGTCCTATGCCAGCGGGAGGAATGCCCCCTGAGCTGATGGCGATGCTGGGGCAGGGAGGTGCGGGTGAAGCAGGACAAGGTGGCGGAGCAGGAGCGGGTGTTCCACCGGAAGTCGCTGGTGGCAATGGTGCAGTCGAGCTACTGGCTGCACTTGGTAGAATGGCTGGTGGAGGAGGAGGCTAAGGAGCAGAGGGCATGGCCTGACGCAGATGATCGTAAAAGGTCAGAGATCGCGGGAAGCATTAAAAGGATTCACACGATACTGAACCTTCCCAAATACCTAGGGACCGACAAGCTCGATAATCCCGAAGGAGAAGAGGAGTAAAGATGTCGAAAGAGATGGAAGACGCAACCAAGAACGCACAGGCTGCAGGCGCTGGTTCAATCCCAAAAGGTCTGGAGAAGTTTGCCGGAGCGGACGGGGCCTTAGATGTAGCCAAGCTGTCACAGAGTTATCTTGAGGTCGAGAAAAAGGCAACTGACGAATCTCAGAGGAGATCAGCAGCAGAGAAGTCATACGCAAGCCTTGCGGAAAGCCTGTCCGGTGGAGCCGGTGGTGATGATGCAGGGGGCGATGATGATGCTGGGGCTGGTGGAGATGATGCAGATGCCGGTCGATCAACCGACGCAAGTAAAAAGACTACTGTGCCAGCAGTGTTCACTCGACAAGAGGCAGTGCCGCTTGTCCAGTCGTTCATAGCAATGGTCCATCCTGAAGTCGCAATAGATCCGAAGACGAATGACTTTGCCAACAAGGAGTTTATTGCCGGACTCAAGAAGTATGTGTCCGGTCTTCCTATGGCGGTGAAACAATCAATCGCTCAGTTCGACTATACGGCTACAGATTGGGCAATTCGACAGTACAAGGCGCTTCAGGGCGCGGGTGTAGCAGCAAGATCGGGCGGTGGTTCGGGTGCCGGAACAGGTGCAGGCCAAAAGGTCCAGTTCCTCGAAGGAGGAAGCACCGGAGGGACCGGCGAAGGCAAGTCATGGACCCATGCTGAGATCAGAGAGCTTCATCTGCATAACCCAAAGGAGTATGCTAAGCAAGCTGACGAAATCTCGAAGGCATTCGAGGAAGGCAGGGTTAAGGATTAACTCTGCAAATGCTGATACTAAATGAAAGGTAATAAAGTCTAATGGCAAGCTTTACTGCTACCACACACGACAAGTTCATCCCTATTCAATAGTTTGGGGAGTATAAACCAAATCTGAATAACTGGAACGCGAAAGCTACCAGAGGGAACTTGCAGTACAACATCGCAGTTCGGGAGTGATCCTATGAAGCGACTAAGTTGGAAGTACATAGCTGGATTAATAGATGGAGAAGGCACAATAGATTTTCAAAGAACAAGAGCGCATGATGATAAGGAAAGTATTACTCTCAACATTCGTGTGAGAATAACACTTACCAAACCATCAATGTTTGTTCTTGAAAGTCTGTCTGCTTCGTTTGGTGGGGCGTTAGAAGACAGGTCGGGGTCGGAGATTTACAAGACCAAGACCAACTGGCAACCAGCAGTTACTTGGGCATTAACAGGCTCAAGGGCTTATGGTCTTTTGCAAAACATCAAGCAGCATTTGTTAATCAAAAAGAATCAAGCGGAATTTGCGATGCAGTACTATGATTCTGATCATCGCGGTTCTACAATTGGCAAACATTTGGCAGGCGAAGAACGGGAGAGAACTCTCAAGTTTCGTAATGCTGTATATGATGCCATGAAAGCTATGAAGCAAGACCCGCACAGACTAAGTGATTTGGCGCTGCTCTGGAAACAGAGTGGTGATGCGATAGTCGAAGTACCTGAAATGGTATAAGGAACAGTGGGCCGATGAAATGCGTGCGTCGCTCGAAGCCAACATTGTTGTGGCGAAAAAGATCAAATCTATTCCTCACGACAAGAAGGTGAAGGGCGATGTCATTCACATTCCCGATGTGTCTGAGCTTACTGCTCAGGATCTCGCGGAAAGTGATTCGGATATTACTGGTCAGACCGTGACTGAGGGTGAGTTTACTCTCACCATCAACAAGAAGAAACACGTGTCGATCTACATTCCGAAGCATCTCGGAGCACAGTTCAGCAAATATGACATGCGCCAAGCCTATACGCCGAAGATCTCGTATGGTCTGGCAAAGGTCATGGATACGGATGTGCTTGCTCTGTTTAGCACGTTAAGTCAGGCTGTTGGTACTACGGCAGACGGACTCAATGGCAACATCGCTGATGCCCTGATTCTCGCGGCAATGGAGAAGCTGGACGTTGCGGACGTTGACGAAGATGAGCGGTTCTTACTGCTTCATGCTCGTCAGCGGTCAAAACTGTTGGGCATTGATAAGTTTGTTCGTGCAGACGCTGTAGGCGACAAGAATGAGCGGATTACCCGCAGGTTCATGGGCGACATTTATGGTATGGGTTCCTTCTATACCTCTTTGATCCCTGTGAAAACTGCGGCAACCTCTCCGGCTACGCCTGTGGATTCTCACGCGAACTTGCTTCTGCATCGTGATTGCTTGGCTATTGCTATACCTCAGGACATCGACATTGACTATGCTTATATTCCTCAGAAGAAAGCGTGGTTCCTGTCCGGTGATGAGCTGTATGGCGTAGCGGAGTTCCGCGATGTTGCAGGCGTTGTCGTGTTCACCAAGACAACCGGCTAATACTGCCTGAACTTGCAGGGGTTGCTGAAGAGCCTCTCTTCGCAGCTCCTGCCAGTTCAGATTTTTTCAGTGTTCATGTTTTGTGAACAGTGGCGAGATCTGAACAAGGAGATTATAAATGGCTGATTCAATTCGTGGGGCTGTGATTGCAAATGGCTTGGCTGTGCCCAATGTGCTGGTCAAGATCTATCTTGCTGGTACTACAACACTGGCTGTTCTGTTCAGTGATCCAGCAATGGCTGTTTCCGTTGTCAATGATGGAGTCTCTGGCCCATTGTCGGAAGCTGACGGATCATACGGCCCATTTTATACGGGCGTTGGTCGTTTTGATATTAAGTTTGCAAAGACAGGGTTTTCGTTTGATGATTCGGATACTGCAAACATCCTTGTTGGTTTTGGTGGCAAGATCAGATCCATCACTTCTGGTGCATCTAATGTGCAGCAGGGAGATTCCGTTATCTATTGTGATGCTTCTGGTGGAGCTATAACACTTACGCTTCTGCAAGTCTCCGGCCTGACGCAGACTGAGATTCCACTGCACATTATCAAGACGGACGGCAGTGCAAACACAGTTACGGTGCAAAGGGCTGGCACGGACACAATTCAGGGCGCTGCATCCGTGATTTTAGCAGCGCAGTATGATTCTCTCACATTACGTGCAAAGGCTGGAGGTTTGTGGACAGCACCGGGGCTGACTGATGCTCCGGTTCCCGGTGTAATTCATGGAGCACTTGCAGATACAATTGCTTCTAACCAAACAAGATATTCTTCCATTGCTGGAGCTGATCTGTTTACAGCCACAGAAGCAGGAGCTCAAACACCAGCGGGTTTTTCTGGAACTATTTTTGGTTTCTATATTAAGCCAGCGTCCAACGGTTTTGGTGATACTCTGGTAATAACTTTAAGAAAGAATGGGGTTGATACTGCTATTACAGTATCAATCGCTTCTGCTTCTGTGGCTTTGGCCAGTGATTTAGCACATTCGATCTCAGTTGTTCCTACTGATTTACTCGACTTTCAGTTGGTGACTCCTGCTGCTGGCGGCACAACGGTTGGCCCATTTAACTCGGTGCTGCTCATAAGAAATTAAGGTGATTCAATGGCAATTTTAATTACAGTTGCATCTGGTGGGCTGATCAGCAACACGCTTGATGCTGGACAAATCTTACGTCGAGTGGCGAACCTGCTGCGTCGGGATGACATTGATTCCGAGATTTTGCAGTGGTTGAATTTTGCTATGACCGAGTTCACTGATCGCGTCGATTTTCCTGAGCTGCTGGTGGATGCAACATCTATTGCATTGATTCCTCTGACCTACGAGTATGCCAAACCAGCAGACTTTGCCAGAGCAGGATCTGTTTTCTTTGTCAATAACACTGGCATTGAGTATGGCTACCACTTAAAGCCTCTTCCGAGAGACTTTTATTCGGGAGATGTGGTGGATCTTCGCAGGTTAACCCACGGAGCAAACATCTCCGTGGGAGATCCTCGTTACTATTTCATTAACCGTGGTAAGATTGGAACATATCCGGCTTTGCCTGCTGGACAAGCTGGGCGCATTGAGTTGCAGTACTACAAAATACCTGCAGTGCTGACGAAAACTACTGATGTTCCTGAGATTGATTATCGGTGGAGGATGTATCTGATTTGGCTTACTCTGCTTTGGGGCAAGGTTATGCAAGAGCAGGAAGATGTGCAGAAGGTGGCCATCTTCAACAAGAAGAAGGACACAATCATTGCAGATGTCAAAGGTCTTGTTCGTGGTGTAGAAGCTCCGCGTGAGGAAGGACAGACTCCTTCTGTTGGCATGGATGACGCAGACTCAATTTTCTAATGAGAACAGAAAGCAAAACGCTTGAAGAGTTCTTGGGCATTATGACCCATGTGGATGCTACACAGCTTCCGTTTGGCGCTGCTGTGTCCAGCAGCAACCTTGCACAGTACTACACTGGCAAGATTCAGCGCATTCCCGGCATTGAACGGTTTAAGACCGACATTGCTGATGGTACGGTTCGCATTCCTTTGACTCGTGTTATGCGTGGTCTTGGTGGTGGAAATCCTGTTGTGGCGGTGTATAGAGGCGCTGCTGGCGCGACAAAGGTTATTAATCAGTCTGGTGTTGCTGAGATTACAGGACCAGCATTGTCTTCAACAGATCTTGGATACTGGTCACATGCTTTTTATGCCAACAAGCATTTGCTTGCTGGAGATGGGAATGCTATTCAAGAAATTACATCGGCAACTACCCGCATAGCTTGGGTTGGCACGAGTGTGCCGCTTGGGTCACTGATTGCTGCCTATTTGGATCGCTTGTATGTGTCCGGCATCGCTTCAGAG